GCTCGGGGAAAAGTCCCCACCCCCCGGTCACCCGGGGGAGTCAAAGCACTCCTAGAACTCTAGGAGTACGGCACCCATTTGTGCTTATAACCGGTTACGCTGTTTCGGGGGATCACCCCTATGACACGACCTTTAGGGTCGGTCTCAGCTTTCCCGGCAAGCACGGTGGCTAGCTGGACCTCAGGCCAGAAATTATCCATCTCCACTACCGCTCCTCCTTTCCTTGAGCCCTCGCGGGCGACAAATGGGGAGAAAGTTCGGATGTATCTGATGGAGTTCCTGGTCTGGGTCGTCCAGCGTTCACGGTCGTCGTGGAGAACGATATCTCCCAAGTCGACGGGCCCACGGCACGCACGGATACTACTAGGTATAGCGTCGAGGACGCGAATCCAAGCAGCACCATGCGCACTAAAGCGGTCAAGTTCACCGAAATGAACTTGCGCCGCACGCCGGATCCCATTCGCGAGAGCGATCCACTCCTGCGGATTTTCAGGTATTTTCTTTGCATAGTGAGGCCTCACGGCTTTGCCTGCAAAGAAGTCACCTCCGCAACTTTCCCTGAAAGGACCCTCAACAAACGTTTTTGACGCGTTCGTCTCGAATCCAAGCAGTTTAAGCGCCTGAACGCACTTCTGAGCAAGAGCAGTTGGGACAATGATGTCGTCCCCGAACACGCTAATCTCGATTCCCGGAAAGGAACCGTGACCAAACGTGCTCAGCACTTCCTGGCATATAGCCATGAAGAGCACTGACTCCAACTCGAAGGTGTAACCGTTACCCATCCCCGAGAACTTCTCGAGAAAGAATGTACCCTCACGGGTCTCCGTTCTTTTGGTGCGAAGTCGATCAAGTAGATCGAACCATTCCGAAGGGACCAGAGCTTTGACTAAAAGCCTGGATACGGTATCGCTAGCACTGCTGAGATCTATCGTAGCATGAGAGCCAGTTATGCTGGCCTCGCAGGCGAGCCTGCGGTGAAGGTCTGCTGCGTGTCTTAGGTCCCAACCCTTGCGGGCGAAGGACTCTTTTAGCCGCTTGCCGACGGCAAGCTGGTAAAACACGTTCAGCGAAGGCCCTATCTCAATGCTCCGATCGGTGAGCGCGTTTTTAGGCACACTCATCCACTTAGCAGCGTCGACGACGCTGACGTAGCTCAGCACCCCATCTTCGTATACCCTCTCCCCTCTCAGGGAGCGAGCAACTATCGCCCGACCCCACGCCGTCTCTTCCCAGAGATGACGAGTTATGTCGAGTGATGATAGGGTAGTCGTGGGTTTAACACTCATTTTGTCGGCGGCCGTTGCCAATTGGCCTCTGCAACACAGAGTGACTCCCGGTCCGAATCGCCCTTGCAGGCTAGCGGGAACCGGACCCATCCACCACCTAACTCTTTTCCGCACGCGTAGTAGGAACTCGCGCACGACCTCGGTCTCACGGTCACTTGGACCGTCTAGGACACGAGATAGAAAGGCGTTGGTACGGGCACATTGCGCTTCGGCGTCCTTCCATTTCTGAAAGGCAACCTCCTCACGATCAATCTGCACCTCTAGACTAGCGTTCTTGTTAAAGAACGCCGCCGCCTGGGCATCAAGAAAGTAGTGTTGCGCATTAGTGTAGCCACCCGGCGAGACTTTTGCTCTCACCAGAGCCTCCCAGTCTTCACTCCCCAATTTCTTAAGGAGATCCAAACAGAAAGGTGTCGCAGCGGTTGCGAGGTACGCTGTAACCGAACGCTTGAAAGTTTTCAAAGCGTCTACTCCTCAGTGAAACGAAGAGCCAGCCCTCCCGGGCCAGCTCACCAACGTTGAACAGTCGGACCCTGTCTAGGGGTCAGACAGCTTTCCGCGCGTTAGCGCGGGGCAGTGCGCGTCTGGAAAGACGACACAATCAACGTGTGATCACGGAGGTTGCCCGATTGTGCAATCGCTTCGTTGACGTCCGTATCAGACGCAAAGGTCGGCACCTTGACTTCTTCCGAAGTCGTGATGTAACCTAGCACTGCTCCGGACACCGAGTCAACCACCGGGAAGGTGGTCGTGAAGCGAGACACATTGGTTTGCTTGTCACTGGACTGGGTCCAGAACTTCGCAACTGGGCGCTTTTGCACCGACGTGCCAACGCTGCTGGGACGCCATTGGGCAGGGACTCCGTCCCCACCGCCAGCGCCTGCGTTGTTCCACACGATATCGGTGACACCATCGTTTTTCTTGATGGTGATGTCGGCCATGGTCGGCATAGTTTCAACTTTCGGTTGTGCTACTTGCGTAGCTGTTGCAATAGCAGTGCGACGGAGGTTGCCCCCCGCTGCACTGACATGGTCCACGGTAGTCTCAAGGCCAGGGTAGGCCCGGATATACCCGTGGTGCGCCACAGTGCGACGTTATCCGCACCCCAGTGAGGGGGCAGATAGGACCGGGTGAAACCGGTATCCCATTTCGCATAGTGGTCCGTGTGTTCCTTAGCAAAGAACGTCTTATTAGGACGATCAAGCTCCAAGCCAACCAAATCTGTAAAGGAAGCCAAGAAGGCATTCACATTCACAAAATAGTCAACCACGAAGCTCCAGGGAGTAACTTCCCATAACACACTGGCTGAGTTCGCAAGACCCAGCTCGTTCAGGAGTAACGTGTTCGGGTTTGTGACCCGTACCCACGACCGCAAACTCCATTCGATGAAGCATTCCTTAATCTCACGATTGAGTACTGCCCCGAAGTCGACCCAACCAGAATCGCGTGAATAAGCCAGCTTTTTCCGGCTCTTCACATAGGCGGGGGGGATACCCGCACCTAGGACGGCAACTGCCGACGCGATATCGCCAACGAGCGGAGCCCAGCCGAAGCTGTACTCCAACACGTGGCCTCCAGTTGACTTCAAGTTTGCACGAACTCCGGCGCCCTTACCCCAAAGGGCTTTCAATGTCCGGATATCGCCCTTGCGCGCCGCTCTGACACCCTTCCAAAGCCGGGTGGCTCTGTCAGTGATCATGTCGCGCGCTTGCGTCCACGTAGCTAATGTGGAAGCAAGTTCAGCCGCGTCTTTCTTAACCTTTCCGATAAACTTCTCGTACACGCTGTTGTACAGACGGTCGGACATGTTCGTCG